ATCGCCCCAACTGACGATGGACTGGCCGGCGTTGGATTCGATTCCGGGATGATCATTTGCGTCTACATAGACGAACCAATTGCCGTCCGTGAATTTCGTTTCCATGTTTTCTCCTTGCTCGATATCGCGAGCATTGAGGGGATAAGGGGTGATTTGACGATCAGGCGGCGAGCAGCGCGGCCAGAAGATCACGGATGATGCTGACAGCGATTTCGCCGTCGCAGAGCAGACTATCCAGTCCTTCCCCGGCCTCATCGCATGCGTCCAGCAGTTCGCTAATTTCGCTTGCCGTGTAACCGGCGTAAGTTGGCTCTGAATCGCCCATAGTCTTCTCCAATGAGATTTGCAGTACTAATTTAGTAAGCCGCCTAGCGGGCGGCATCCCCTATCACTATGGCCAGATGGCCGGTCGTAGTGCCCCGTATCCAGGGGCGAGGAGTTCAGCAGTTGGGAGAGGTGGCAGTGTGCGACCTCCGTCCGCATGGACGGCGCTCTCTCGAAGCGATTACGGGGCTACCTGATGGCTCCTGGACTAGCTAGGCCCATTCCACATCGTCACCCCTGCATCCCCTCGCCTACACGGGCCACCTCGTCAGGCAACCCCATTCAGAATCTGAGCTACACCTCACCCAACTGCTGTTCAGCTTTCATGGAATCGGGCCGGAGGTGAGTAACCCGGCTTGTGGGGCATTCCTAGCTTCGGCCATCGCTGGCTGGCAGCGCACCGCCTATTACCTTCTCGCTCATACCGGCCCATACCCGGCACCCGGCCCGCAATCTCCGGACTTACTTCGGTACACCATCACCACTGGCGCATTCCGATTCCATGAAAACTGCTGCGCGTGAGGCCAGTCTGTATTCCCGGCCCCACGCCTTCCGATCCAGTCAGGCAGATCCTGTCTCCCTGGCTAGGTCGGGCGCTCTCCTTGTTACGCGAGGAGTTGCTGTGTTCCGCGCCACTTTCGTGGAATGGCTGGCCATCGCGGGCCTGTTCGTGTGCGCCACATGCACGTACGTACTACTGCAAATTGTTATGCCACGTTCCGCCTACCCGGCTTTGCCGGAGCGACCACCGTTAGACGGCGGGTGATTCGGTGCTATCTCGCACCGAGAAACCCGAAGGCTTCTCGCTGCGGACAACTAGATACGGGCGTAGCCTTCTTCGAATGCAGCTGCCGGCGAGTACGACTTGTAGCCGTCCGGATAGACCACGTAATAGCCGCCTTCGTGCGGAGCGTGCTTGGCAACGTACAGCGAGGGGACATGGAACTTCGCGTAGCCCTCCTCGTCCGGCGTGATCCATGCGCCGCCAGTCGTCTCGCGATCTTCAGCGACAGCCAGCGTCACGTCCAGTTCCAGCTTCGCGATCTTCAGCGCCCAGACTTCCTTGTGGCAGCGGTAGCGCGGCATCTCAGCCATCGCTTGAGACTCATCGCGTTGCGGCTCGGCGCGATCTCCAATGTCCGACATACGACCCATTCCGAGCGCCGTTGCATCGGACGGGTTATTCGGCGGGGTTACGTAGCTCATCAATCTCTCCTTTGTTAAAACGGCTGATAGTCGCCGGTGTAGTTGCCAACCTCGATCACATCGCCCAGACCTTCGCTGAGCGTCGCGTAGCCGCCGAACTTCGTCATCACGCCGTTGACCTTGGCGCGAGCAACGTCACGCTTGACACCGCGGTTGCGAAGTTCACGAACGGCGGCCGACTTGCTGAAGCAGTACTTGGCAGCGTTCGCGCCGCTATATGCCGGGTGCCCGATGCGGATCACGGTCTTCGGCGCTTGCGTGTTTTCCATGCTCGCTCTCCTGTCCTGGTTGGGTGGTGTGTTGTGCTGCTCAGTGACTCTATTAAACACCACGTTTATACAGATGTCAAACACCACGTTTAATATTTTTGAGGAAATGTGTAACAGCCGATGGATGCGTGCCGTCGTGCGTCCTAGACTGGAGCGATCATCAGGAGTCCGCCATGACGCGAGAAGAGGTATTGCTACGGATGACCGAGGTCGAACCCGAGGGAAAGTGGGCGCCGATCGAGAGGTATGCGGATGTGCTGGCCGAGCTGGAGCGGATGCTCAGTGACCGGGAAATGCGGGTATTGGTAGATGCCGGCGCGCGGCTGGTGAGGCTGAGTTACCCGGAAGTGTTCCGGACAGCGAAGATATGAAAAAGCCCAGCGCGGGGCTGGGCTTTGAAAACGGGCATGGGGGAGGCCTAGGCTTGCCCTTGCTCCCACAAGGCGCTCAAGTAGGAGGCGAACTGTTCGTGCTCGATCTCGCCTTTCGCGACACGCACCACGACATTTTCGAGTTCGGGTGTTCGCGGGATATCAACTCCTTCCCGCTCCAGATACGCGAGGGCGCACGTGAGGCCGGTGCGTTTGTTGGCATCATTGAATATATGCCCTCTTGCGATCGCAACCGTGTACATCGCGGCGATCCCGAACACATCGTCAATGCCGTTGTAGCGCGCGTGATTATCGACACGCGCGAGCGCCGATTCTATACCGCCCAAGCCGCCAGGCCCGTTCCCGCCGAGACCGCCAAGCTCTACAATTATTTCATCGTGCGTCGTAATGACGTATTGCAGCTCCAACACTCAACGGTCCTTCAACGCCACTAATACGTCGCGGTGCGCGGAAATCACCTTTCGGATCGAGCGAAGCACTTCGGATTTTGCCGCCGGGGTCGAGACATCCACAGAGGACTTCGGGCGAATGATCACGCGCGGCTTCAACTGCACGCCGTACAGTTCCGTGATTTTGGTATTCGTCGTCATAATTACCTCCGGTGGGTGTTGCAGGCGCGCCATCCCTCCCCAAAATCAACAGACGAGCAGATGCCGACATATGCAACTATTCTACGGCATTCAGCAGGGAGGAGTAAAGGCTAGCCTTGCATGCTACGGCGCGCAGTGACGTCGTTTTTCACCGCGATTAACACAAAGTAATCCGCGCAGGAAACGGGCTATCAAGGCCCTCACCGCCTCCGGCACTTCCAGTGCTCGTCAGTACCCCCCGACGAACTTGCCCTTCACCACGCCGCAGATAGTAGCGTTCCCGTTGACCTCGAAGATCCGGTTGGGCCAGTTCGGGTTGAGGGCTTTCAGATACTTGCGGTCGCCCTCAATGATGAGCTGCTTGAAAGTGGCCTCAGCTTCATCGTCGAGGCGGACGACTACGAGAGATCCGTTCTCGGCGGTGGCATTCGGGTCGATAAGCGCCAACTCGCCATCACGAAAGGATCGGTGATCCATCGGGTCAAACATGCTCTCGCCGCGGACGCGGAGATAAAACGAAGAATCAGAAACATTTACCGCAGCGCCTAGCCATTGTTCGGCATCGCCCGGCGCAAAATTATCCACTATCGTCTCCCAGGCTCCGGCCTGTACCCAGGAGATCAACGGGTATTTTCCCTTGATGTCTGGCCCAGGCTCTGTATTCGGTTTTTCTAGGGTACTGCTGCGCCTGGACTGCAAATCGACAATCACGCCCCGTTCTTGTGCGGTGATTGATGCATCGGGAATATTGGAATTGTGCTTTGGCGAAACAAGCATTGGCCCGATGCCCTCCTTAATCCATATGGCGCTAATTCCCAATTCCTTCTGCGCTATCAGCCTCCCGTCCCTCGAGACGCCATTCTCGCCGCGATATGACCAATTGTTGATGGTTTGTTCGCTCTGATTCAGGGCGCGCGCCAAATCTGCCGGACCATCAATTTCTGGCCGGACCAGTTTTGCCGCCTCAAAGAGCCGGCGGGCAGTCTCGTGCATCACTTTTTCCATGACGCGATTCTCCCCCGAGTAAACGCCTTGTTGATACACGCGGTGTTTGCTTTTTTCTTAAACATGGTGTTTAATGAAGGCACCATGAGCAAACACACCAAACTTCATCCCGACAGCAAGGTCATCGACGCCCTTGGCGGCCCCACGAAAGTTGCCGAGAGGCTGGGCTACGACAAGACGAGCGGCGGTGTTCAACGCGTTCAAAACTGGCGTGGCCGGGGAATCCCATCGGACGTGAAGATTAAGTTTCCTGAGTTGTTCATGACGGACCTGATTGACCGCATCAAGTCCAGCGACGACGCCCAGAACAATCCTGGCGGTACGGTGGGCGACGAAAAGATGGCCCCAATGGTTTCGGTTTGACACGTTAGTAGTCCTGTTTTTAGTTGGCGTCCTTGGGGCGCCTTTAATTTAGGTCCACACCAACCTGTAAAGCTACCTGTAACCCCATGAAAAATAACTATCAAGCTGAAATGCCGTGGCTCCAAGGCCTTCCGACGATTCAGTTCGCTAGCGGCGAAGTGGTCGCCTCGTGGTCATGCAAGCGCGATGCAGTGTCCTGGTGCTGGGCCAATCGCCCGAAGCGCGGGATGAATGAGCCAGACGATCAATCCATGTGTGCCCGCTTCACCGGCATGCATGCGCCGCACCTGTCGCGTTGCCTGAACAGTCGCACCAAGGCTCCAATGGACATGCAATCGCAGTACGTGAAGTTGTTTGAGCAGTACACCGGCTGGCGCGGCGTCTCTCAGTTTGAGATGCGGGACCGCGGCTTGACCATCATGGAAGAAGTCATCGCACAACGAGCCGCGTAAGCCACCAAACCACAGGCGACCATAAATCATGAGCACAGTCGAATCCGGCCCGCGCGACGGGCACCACGAAGTGCGGGCAACTCACTTTGTCGGTCAGTCTTGCAGCGATGACGAATGCTCTATCGGTAAAGATGAGCCCGTTGTGCGGATCCATACGCGGAGCGGGCGCGTCGTTCTGTTCGATCGCGAAAACTTCGATCTAGTTGCCCCCTACTCATGGAGCATAAATGGCCTGGGTTATGCGCGTGGCACGGCTCTACTGCCTGGCATCCCCAAGAACATAGCGATGCATCGCTTGATTATGGGTTTGTTCGCCGGCGATCCGCGCGAGGTTGATCACATCAACGGAAACCCAAGTGACAACCGGGTGTGCAATCTCCGCATTTGTACGCATGCGGACAACATGCGCAACAGGGCCAAACATCGAACGCGCAACAAATACAAGGGTGTTCACAAAGAAGGCGCGCGCTTTCGTGCCGCAATCAGAGCGAATGGGGAGTCCATCAAAGTTGGAGTTTTCGATACCGAAGAAGAGGCGCATGCCGCGTACTGCAAGGCAGCGACCGAACTGCATGGTGAATTTGCGAATCACGGAACGACCCCAGTCCAAAAAGGATTCTCGGATGGCCCTTATGGCCACGGGCGCATATTGCCGCTCGAGCCCGAAGTCCTTGAATACCAGATTGGCGAGTCACTTGAATCACTGGAGCGGCGCGTGATTCTGGCGACCTTGAAACATTTCTCAGGCGTCCGCTGGATCACTGCCAAGTCTCTTGGCGTCGCCGACAAGACGCTCTATCTGAAGCTAAAGAAATACGGGGTGGCGGAATGAATCTCAACATCGGAATGCGAATCGTCGGCACTTCATACCGTGCGCGGGGTGTGGCATGAACAAGACCGAATGGTTTTCCGTTGATACGCCGCCTGCACGCGTGGGCGTCTATGAGACGCAGACGGAAACCGAAAGCGATAGCGACGACGGCTGTGGCGGACCGTACTACAACGCATGGAGCGGCAAGCAATGGGCCGGGAGCGGCAAATCGCCTGAGCAGGCCGCTAAGGAAGCCTCGATATGTGGCCGCACCGCCCTGCCCATCTTTCGGTGGCGCGGCCTCAGGGATCCGTCATGACCAACACTCCCACCAACGGCGCAGTCACCACCGCCATGCAGCGCGACCACTGGTACCGCAGCCTGCGCTACGTGCCCCGCGACCGTTCCATCATCGACCGGGTTCTCGAGTCGCCTGTAACCTTTTTCATCTCGCTTGCCCTGCTCTGTGCACTGGCTATTGCTGGCGTCGTGGAGTGTTTGATGGGGGGTGTGCTGTGAAACCTCTACTGATTCTCACCTCCCTCGTCCTCGGCGGATTCCTCGCGCTCTGGGCAGTTTGTGCGCTGGTTATGCGGGTTCAGGGGGCGCTATGAATGCGCGCGAATACGAAATCACCGACGCCGAGCGCGAGGCTCGCATAGACCAGCTTGGCGCCGCGATGGTTCTCGCTACAGATCTGACGGAACGTGCGCGACTCTGGCGCCGGATGCGGGTCGAGATTTTGGCGCGGTCGGAAAATCAGATTCACAGGATGGAAGCAGAAAAAGGCCTTGGCAAGTGAATTTTTACAAGCGCTACATGGGCGACTACCTGCGGGATACGCTCCGGCTGTCGATGCTCGAGGACGGCGCTTACAACCGGCTGATCGATTGTTATTACTCGTCCGAAGAGCCGTTGCCGCTTCAGAAGGATGAGCTGTACACGATGACTCGCGCGCTCACTACCAAGGATCGCGAGGCTGTCGACAAGGTGCTGTCCAGGTTCTTCACGCTGACTGAAGAGGGATATCGCCACAAGCGCATTGATGAGGAAATCGCCAAGTCGAAAACGAAGGCTGAGGCGAATCGCGAAAACGGTAAGAAAAGCCCCGGCAGGCCCCGCAAGGATCAATCCCATGGATAACCTAAACATATCCCAAGAAGAACCCAGTGGGTTTTTCAATCAAAACCATGCTAAGGACTCCGAAAAACCCAATGGGTTATTTTTCGGTTCCGATGTGGGTTCGGAGTGGGAACCCAAAAATAACCTTATCCATAGCCATAGCCATAAACTACCTAAAAGCCCTAGCCAAGGAGAGGGTTTTACAGCAGACCTTACTACTCCTACTGGGGGTAGCGAAAACGGCGAAACTGAAAAATCCCGTTCCCTTGGTCGGGATGATCCTGAGAATGGCCTACGCCCGTATCAAGCCTCCGCAGTGCGTGCATTGCGCCTTGCGCTGGCCGGTGGCGATCTGCGCCTGATGCTCGCATCGCCCACTGGCTCGGGCAAGACTGAGATCGGCATGTCGATCATCAAGGGCGCGCGCATCAAGGGCAAGCGCGTCGCGTTCCTGTGCAATCGCATCCACCTGGTCGAGCAGGCGCATCGTCGCTTCTATCGCTCGGGTATCGATTGCGGCGTTATCCAGGGCGCGAATACCCGCGGCGAATGGCAGCAAATCATCGTTTGTTCGATCCAGACCGTCGCCAAGCGCGGGCTGCCGGAATGCGACCTGATCGTGATTGATGAGGCGCACGCGGTTGCCGGTTCGAAGGACTATCGCCGCATTATCGAACTCGCCAAGGGCAAGCCGATCCTTGGACTTTCGGCCACGCCGTGGTCGAAGGGGCTAGGAAAAACCTTTCCGGAAATCGGCGGCCCGCTGTTCGAAAAGATGGTTGTGGCAACGACGATTGCCGAGTTGATCGAAGACGGTTTCCTGGTTGATTGCGACGTGTACGCCCCTGGTGAGCCGGACATGAGCGGCTACAAGCAGGTTCGCAATCCCATGGGCGAACTGGACTGGTCCGACAAGGACGCAGGCGAGGCCTCAGACAAGACGGAACTGATCGGCGATATCGTCCACCACTGGAAGCGCCTGGCTAACGACACGCCGACCGTTTGCTTTGCATCGAACATCGCGCACAGCAAGCACATCGTGGAGCGCTTCCTAGCTGCCGGCGTGGCAGCAGAACACATTGATTCGTACACCCCGGAAGACGAACGCAAGGCAATTCTCCAGCGCGTGACGAGCGGCAGGACCATGATCATTTCGAACGTTGGGATTCTTTGCGAAGGCTGGGATTTTCCGGCCTGTAAGACGCTGATCCTGGCTCGCCCGACCAACAGCCTGATTCGGTATATCCAGATGGCCGGTCGCGTCCTGCGCATTTTCGAAGGCAAGGAGAAGGCGCTGATTCTCGATCACTCGGGCACAGCCAAGCGCCTCGGCTATCCCACCGATGATATGCCGATGGAACTGGACGACGGCACGCCGAAGAAGTCTTCGCAAAGTAAGCCAAAGGAAAAACTGCCAAAAGCATGCCCGAAGTGTTCGTATCTGAAGGTCGGCCACAAATGCCCGCAATGCGGTTTTGCTCCCGAAAAGCAGAACGATATCGCCGAGGGTGACGGCGAGCTGGTCAAGCTCGAAAAGACGAAGTGCAAGGCGACGCCCGCAGAGAAGCAGCAGTTCTACTCCGAACTCCTGGGTTTGCGCACGATGCGCGGTTATTCGACCGGCTGGGTAAGCCATACGTACAAAGACAAGTTTGGCGTCTGGCCAAAAGGTCTTTTTGATAACGCCTGCGAACCATCGCAAGAGACCAAGGACTTCGTTACCCACAAGATGATCCGCTTTGCCAAGGGGGCTAAACGTGCAGCGTGAACGCATCGGCGATCTCTGCGTAGACCGCTGGGAGTCGATCCTGATATCCCTAGGCGTCGCGTCCGAATTCCTTTCGAAGAAACATGGCCCCTGTCCTATGTGCAAAGGAACCGACCGATACCGCTTCGATAACAAGGATGGCCGCGGGTCGTGGTTCTGTTCGAAATGTGGTGCCGGCGACGGATTTTCCCTGCTGCGCAAGCTGAACGGTTGGTCGTTCGCCGAGGCGGCGCGAGAAGTAGAGCGCGTGTTGGGAATCTCGAAACAGGACGCCCCGCGCCAGGAATTCACCGACGAACAGAAGCAGCAGAATTTGCGCCGCGTCTATTCGCAATCGCGTGCCGTGGAGCATGGCGACGTGGTGTGGACGTACCTGAATCGCCGCACCGGAATCGCAGACGTGCCGAATACGATACGCCTACACCCTTCCCTGCGCTATGACGCAGGCCAGGCATACCCGGCGATGCTGGCACTGGTAGCGATGCCCGATGGCAAGCCCTCGACCATGCACCGTACCTGGCTGGATGGGCAAGGCGGCAAAGCGCCGGTCGACGAGCCTAAGAAAGTGATGGCCGGAACGATCAAGACCGGTGCCATCCGTCTCGCACCGATGGCTGAATGCCTTGGCCTCGCCGAAGGCATCGAAACCGCCCTGCGCGCCTCTGTGCTGTTCGCCATGCCGGTATGGGCTGCGATCTCTGCCGGCGGTATGCGCGACTGGGAAGCGCCCGAAGGTCTGAAACACCTGATTGTGTTCGGCGATAACGATGAGAACTTCACCGGCCAGACAGCGGCGTACTCGCTTGCTAATCGCCTTTCGCTGAAGGGCATCAAGACCGAGGTACGTATCCCTGAGAAAACCGGAACTGACTGGGCGGACGAATGATCTACGACGCCGCTCGCCTCGCTGAAGTCCTCGAGGAAATCGCCTCATGGACTCTCGATCAACGCAGGGGATACCTCGCCGACATCGGAAAGGCATTTGGCGCCGAGGCAGAGCAGCAGTTGAAGGATGGGCTTAAACAAATGTGGGAGCAACGGAAATGAGCCAACCAGCTTTCAGAGTAAATGACCTCCTCAAGATCATCGAGGAGCAAGGACCGCTTTCGCCCAACCGGCCGAAGGAGGCTGTATGAGCAAACCGAAGCTGCCCCGTCCTACGCCAAGAATGGTCGAGATGCTTGAGTTGATCGAGACACACGGCCCGGTATCAGCCAACACGCTCACCGACCTCGGAATCTGGTGCCGTCAGGATATCGACTACTTCATCCGTGAACTGAAGGCGGAGAAGCTGATTCATGTTGCCGACTACGATCCGAGCCCATGCCGTGATGGCTACACCGTGAAGCGCTGGGTTATCGGCGATGGCGAAGATGCGAAACGCCCTCACCCGCCAAAGAAGAAATACCCGCGGCATCGCAAGGATTGCCCGCGTTCAGTGGTGGGCGTCAAAGCTCAAGCAGACAAGGAAGCGAGACTGATGCAGGAGCGCAATCGTCCTGCTCGCCGCGACCCACTCATCGAAGCACTTTTCGGAGCAGCCGCATGAGAGGGGTTTATGCACCAACACCCTTGGGGAAAGGGAGTACGAGGGCTTGGGGCCTTATGCCCTCGGCGTCGGTGGGTTTCGTGTCTTTTGAGAAACCCACAAACAGAGTGTACAGCCTGTCAAGCGGCTCAATTTCCGGGTTTGGCCATAAATCTCAGCCGAGAATCGCGCACATCCTTACGCAACAAAGGTTTCGGGTTTTAAAGTTTATTTCGCCACTCGATTTCGAGTTCGTGCGGATCGAGCATTTCGACGCATTGGAGGCAGCATGACCCAAGTAATCGGCTGGGATAAAACCAGTCTCTACGAACTTGCCACGAAGCGCGGGATGCATCCCGGTTCGGCCAATGCACTCATGGAGTTTGCAGCAGAACTTCAGCAGCGCGCCCTCTCGCACGAGAGGCAGGAAGCGGCGTTGTCTTGTGAGGCGGGAAATGCGACTGAAGACGAACAATTCTGGGATACGAGCGAATTACCAAAGGAGCAAGCATGACTCCCACAATCTTAACCATTGACGGCGAATATTTCGACTTTACCGATCCGGGCCGCAGCAAGTTCGGTATCGAAACGATCGCCCACGGACTTTCTCAAATCTGCCGATTTGGCGGTCAGACGAAAGTCTTCTACAGCGTGGCGCAGCACAGCGTTCTCGTATCTCACATTGTGCCTCCTGAATTTGCATTCGCGGGCCTTCTGCATGATGCGGCTGAGGCGTTTATTGGCGACATTCCGAAGCCCCTGAAGAGAATGCTTCCCGACTATGGCGTGATCGAAGACCGCGTAGAAGCTGCGGTGTTTGCACGCTTTGGTTTAGATCCAAAGTTACCTCCGGAAGTCAAACGCGCAGACCTGATCGCGCTTTGCACTGAGCAGCGTGATTTGATGGTGAGAAAGGATGCAGACACGCACATATGGACATCCATTGAAGGGATTGATCCGCTGGCTGGAAAGATTATCCCACTTCACCCAGTTGCAGCCAGGCGTGCGTTTCTGGAGCGGTATGACGAATTGCTAGCGGCGGCGGCATGAGCACCTTTGGCGACCGCCTGCGCGAGGCAATCGAAACGCATCCAATGAATCAATCCACATTTTCGGCGAGGACTGGAATCTCGCTTCAGAACATCTCGCACTACCTGGCTGGACGGCGTAAGCCAGGAGTCGACGTGCTAGCCCAGATGGTCAAGGCGCTGTCACAGTGTGATGTCAGATGGCTTGTTACCGGAGAAAATCAATGAGAGAAAAAATCTTAAACACCGCCGAACTAATTGTGCTTTGCAAGGCAAAGATTTGCCGCATTGAGTATTTCACCGCCCGCGGCATCGATCGTCTCGCCGCTTTCGAAATCGCGGAACTCTCTGGCCTCGCGCACAAGCTGCACGATGCAGCAGAACGGGAATACGAATCAGGGCGCAACACCGAAGAAAGTCGGGCTAAGGCTGCAAGGGATGCGAAGGCGGGGGATTTGACTGCGCGCGTCGATCACATCGATAGCGCTGGATACGTCCATTGGAAGGCGGCGAAATGAGCACAAACAAAGTGACCAAACTCGTATTCGACTCCAAGGTATCGGAGCGCAAGATTCTGATTGTTCCCATCGCGACGATCTCGCATACACCGTACAACCCGGCCGCCCGAACCAAGGAAGGTGCGAAGCTCAAGAAGCTAATCGACGCCATCAGGGAATACGGCCAACTCTACCCTGTCCTGATTACCGCCGACCGTGAACTGGTGGATGGCAATCGTCGCTTGACGGCCTGTCGCGCGCTTGGGCATACCCACGTCGAATGCATCATTCTCGACATGGATCGGGACAAGGCTTTCACGGCCATCAATACCACGCCGGAGAAGCTTGGCGGTAAGGGCTGGCTGGAAGTCGGGCGCGGCGGCGGATACCTGTTCAAAAAAGAGCGCGGTCAGTACGACGAGCTTGTGGGTCTGATTGGGGCATTCGGAATTGACCTGCTGATTCAAAAGAACCTCGGCCTGAACATTCTGCCACTGTGCAAGAGCGTCGCTAATCTCGGATTGTCGCGCGGCGTTGGTGAAATCATCCTCCTGACTGCCAAGAATGGATTGACCAACAAAATCAACTTCGAGCTTCGCTCCGACAAACCGAAGGCGGAAAAAGTTCAAGCGCTTGAAAAGATTTTCCGCGATTCCGCCAAGGGGATTGTATGAGCGATATCCAAGTTATCTCAGGCACCCGCCGCGCCATGAAAGAAATGGCCGATGGCACCCTTCGCGTCCAGATCGATATCGACCCGCGGTTCCGCGCCGCATTCTTTGCTGCATTCGGCCAGATCGACATGCCCGTCGCCATCGCTCCGCTAGTCGCTGACTTCGAGCAACGCGCACCGGAAGCGGAGAAGGCTAAAGGCGGACCGCTGGCGAAGCTGGCGGGGATGCTTTGCGCTGATCCGAATTTTTGGGAATTCCTGAACGATGAATTCATGCTGCCTGCCGACGTGACGAGCGCAGAGCAGGCGGCCCGCGTTATTCGCAATGCTTGTCGGGTTGAAAGCCGTGCCGAACTCGACTCAAACGCCGAGGCGGAAAGCGATTTTCACGCCTCAATTCGTGGACCGTGGCTTAAGTGGCGCGCGGCTAATGGGCTGAAATGATCGTTAGCAAAGCAAAAGGCCATGGCGGCAAAAAAGTCTGGTACGACCGCAAGCGCAGCAAGGATGGCATGCGTACTCGCCACTACAACGTCATAACCCTATCCAAGATGGTTTGTCGTGACGGATCGTGCTGGAGATTCATCATTGGACCATGGGCATTCGCATTCAGCTTCAAGGGGAGAAAAGGAGGACGGGCATGATCCGTACTTCCACACCTCTCAAGAAGGCGCTGAAGCCCAAACGCTGCCGCCATTGTGGAAATAGTTTCCAGCCAATCTCAAGCCTAAGCAAAGCATGCAGCGTTCCTTGCGCAATTGCCCTGACGGAGCGAGATAAGGCAAAGAAGCTGGCCAAGGCCAAGGCAGCCGAACGCCAGTCAATGAAAGAGCGCGCGGAGAAGATCAAGACACGCGGCACGCATCTTAAGGAATTGCAGGCGGCGTTTAATGCTTGGATTCGTTTGCGGGATGCAGCGTTGCCGTGTATCTCATGCGGTCGCCCTGCCTCATGGAAAGGTCAATGGGATGCGGGGCATTATTTGTCGCGAGGATCTAGCCCCGCTATCCGGTTCGATCCGGCCAACGTGCATAAGCAGTGTCTGCCATGTAACCGGCACCAATCCGGCTTTCTGGTTGCGTACCGGGTGAACCTCGTCAGGAAGATCGGGCTGGTAGAAGTCGAGCGCTTAGAAGGCCCGCACGAACCACTGAAGCTCACCATCCCTGAAATCATCGAAATGAAAGCCCACTACCGCGCCGAAGTCCGGCGCATGAAGAAAGAAGTTACTTTGGAAATGGAGGAAGTAAATGTCTAGCAACAACGAATCAGCAAAATCTGGCGGTATCGGCCTGATGGGCCTTCTATTCATCCTCTTCCTGGCGCTCAAGCTTCTGAACGTCACGGTAGTGGCAACGTGGTGGTGGTGGTGGATCACGGCACCGATTTGGGGGCCGACTGCGCTTGTGCTTGGCATTCTGGCGATTATCGGCGTGGGCGTAGCAGTCATCGCGGTGGTGGCGAAATGACCGACATCGATGAACTTGAGCGGCTTGCCGAGGCGGCGACGCCAGGACCGTGGTGCGATCGTGGATTTGGCGGCATTCAGCCGGAAAGCGGTGGATCGTTAGTAGCGGTCACGGTGACCAAAGGCGGATGCCTGCCGGACTATGTTGAGAATAGTGCATACATCGCTGCCGCCAACCCCACCGCAATCCTTGAGCTTGTAGCAGAGGTGCGGCGGCTGCAGACTGCGCTAAATACGCCGCAACTGACGGCTGCTTATGCACCCTATCTCGCGGGCATCGTCGGAGTCGAAGGTGTTAGCCAAGAAGTCGCCGCGGATTTTTTTATGAACAGCGCCCAGCTCGTCACCGTCTACTACGGCGAGAAGCGCGTATTTACGAACCTGGCCGAGTTTTGTGCGGCGCATCCGAGGGAGAAAGCATGAGTATCGTCGGCCACTTTCCAAAGTACATCCACGAAGACAAGCATTGCTTCGTCTATTGCGGACCCGATCGGTGCGATTGTCGCGCGGGTAACCCACTGGACGTCACGGCGCAAATTCTTCGGAGGGAAATCGCCGAGGCGTTCGCTATCACGCCACGCATGCAAGGGATGGTCACTTGCCTATCGTGCGGGGCGCATGCCATGTCGGCTCAAGACCTACCTTGCGGACACTAGCCATGACATTCCTATGGGGCTTCACTGCTGGTTGGTGGGTTTGCTCGCTGTCATGTCTTGCTGCGCTTGCGATATGGAAACTGCGACGCCCTCCACCGCCAACAAAACACGCGAGACGTAATCACCCATGTCCCGGCGCTGAGATTCTGACTGATGGCAATGGAGATTTTCTCGCTCCGTATCACCGCAAGAATCGCGACGCCCCCGAGCGCAACCTGTCGCGCGAGATTCATGCGGGGATGGCTGAGTTGAATGAACGAGATAGCGAGGATCGGGTGCGGTACGAATTTCTAGGCCAAACCGGGTTCGAAGAATAGGTATTGCATCTAGTCAGTATTCGTAGTAGTGCGAAGCGGTTTAGCGTATAATACGCGAAGCCAAAACGGGAGCGTCACATGGCAAGTTTTAGTGGTTTCCGACGACGTGAAGCGCGGGCAGTCAACTCTGGCAATTTACGCTGGAGCGACAATGGCCCGACCGACGCCGATTACATCGCAGCGCGTGGTATGTCAGGAGAACCGCTTGGTGCGCTGCTTGAGCGCTTGAAGTGGGCCAACGATCATCGCGCCTATGCTCGCTGTGTTTATCTGCTGGGCGAACGGTTCTACGAGCGCAAGAAGCGGAACGTGACGAAGGCGCTCTGCCACACTGCGATCCGTGAATGGCTCGACGAGAACTGCAAGAAGTGCGGCGGTCGTGGGTTGGAGACGGACAAGTTCCACAACATGAATACCTGTACGAAATGCAGGGGAACGGGCCAGCACGCATACGAAGGTCATGAGCGCGCTCATATGGCTAACCTTGCGGCAGGCTCTTGGCAGAAGTACGAGCGCGACTATGAAACTGTTCTCGAATGCCTTCGTGGCGCCGTTAGCTCGCATCGAGTCGGCGCAATGAAAGCGTTTGGGGTTTTGGAAGAAGTCGGCGCGTGAGCCTTCAAATCGTCCCGATCACGCTCGAAGAGGCGAATGCATTCGTCTCCCAGCATCATCGACACCATAAGCCGACAATCGGCCACAAGTTCAGCATCGCGGCATCCGAGGGCGAGATGGTGCGCGGCGTGGCAATTGTTGGTCGGCCGGTCGCGCGTGGGAATGATGACGGATGGACGCTAGAGGTGAGTCGCTGCTGTACTGACGGCGTGCGCAATGGTTGTTCTATGTTGTACGGCGCCGCTTGGAGGGCAACCAAGGCGCTCGGGTTCCGGCGTCTGATTACCTACACACTGCCAGCCGAAGGCGGCGCATCGCTCCGGGCTGCCGGCTGGACATTAATTGGCGAACGTGGCGGCGGGAATTGGAATACGCCAGCACGGCCACGCATTGACACCGATGCTGCATTGCGCGGACAAAAGTTGCTTTGGGCGGCGACATGAAATGCACACAATCTCAAATGCGCAAGCGGTTCGAGGTGCAGCGTAAGGCCGGGATGAATGTTGACTGGCAAACATGGCAGCAGGCTTGGTATAGCGCATTGTCTATGGTTTCTAACCCCCTTGAGTTGGAGTGGAAAGTGAGTAAAGAACAGGAATTTCTCAACGAGAGCCAGAACGAATTCACCGACATTAGCTCCGAGCAATTTCGCGTATATGAGTACCTGGCGAATGGCAAGAAGGTTTCGATTCGCATTCCAGGACCAATGCGCCTGAGCGTCAGCGCGAGCGGCGGCCACCGGGTATTCGATGCAAACGGAGTCTCTCACTACATGGCTCCCGGTTTCGTGCATATCTACTGGAAGGCAAAGAGCGGATCCCCAAACTTCGTGGCGTGACCGTAAATAATTGTTGTAAACTCTTGCGATCTGTTCTAGGATATGACCTGAGCAAATAAATGACGTTTAGCCCGAGCCGGAAACGGATAGCGCAAACAAGCGCAAGTCCCCGGAAACCAGCAGACGCCCTCGACCATAACGCTCCCACAGCTTTTTGATGGGATCGTGCACTCCAAAATTCTCCATAAGCCCTGCCAGCTAACCGCTCGCGGGGCTTTTTGCATTTCCGCCGCCATGAAATCTCAAGCCCTCGAATCCTATCTCTACGGCAATCCTGAGAGGGTGGCCGAGATTCGTCAGGCGCAGAAGGCTAACGAGCAGCGCCGCGAAGCCAAGCGCCCCACCCTATCGCTGAAACCTCGCGACGGTGGCTGGAGCGAAGCCCGCAAGCGCGCAGAAGCCCTATTTTCTCCCGCCGATCCCTTTTCTGTGGATTAACCCGCCTGCAGCGGTGCAATGCCGCGCCAAGAATTCGGAGTAGCGATGGGTCTGATAGCTGCCGACGATATGTCTGAGCGCGAACAGGCGATTTTGTACGAATGGACTCGCAGTGCGACCGACTCGGCTTTCCATGCTGGCTATATCACCCGTGGCTGGGCTCCAAGCGACGCGACATGCCAACGCCTGCGCGGATATCACCAGGCCGGCCTGAGCCCGGATGAGGCTGCCGAGGCGCTATTTGCGCGGAGACACTGATGAGCGATTACCGCGCGCGCAGCAATCAGGCCAAAGCCGCTCGCGCCGGAATCGTAGACCAACGCCCGCAACCAAACCGCAACAAGCGCGCAAAGCCAGTTGTGGTCGAGTATAGATTGAGTGAACACGCCAGAACGCGATTCGAAGGAAACTTCTGGTCTGAATTGAGAATGGGCGACTGGCATAAATGGCACTCGTATCGAACAGTCGAGGAAGCTCAGAAGGCGATCGACAACGACATGCGCAAGAATCAGGGGCTATGGGAATTCAGGTTGACGCCATGAAGGATATGGCTGAGGCGACGGCAGGAGGCTTTTTGATGGCAGGGACCTATTCACTGGCATGCGCGCATTTCTACACATCATGCGCCGAGCTGCTATTGGAAGCATTCGCTGCTGGTTCTGCGCCCGACTGATTCCGCCAGGCGAAACCTGCTGCGATCCGAAGACAGTTGGAATGATTCAAGAGTGATCTGAGAATGATTCAAGCCGTCGCAAATTGACTTAAGCAGCGCGGAATGATCTGAGATTTGTCGCGGGTTCGCTTTTGTAGCCGCTGGGCGTCGCTTTCGGGCTAAAGAGCGATTATTGCCGCCCTGCGGCTACAGAACGGAAAGAATAATGACCTCGCAAGAGGTTCTTCAAGGGAGCGTGATGCAGTTAGGACTGGATTGGCTTATCACGCAGCCGCATGCCAGTCCGCTCCCTTGAGGGTGACAGCCGCAATCGACCATTGATGCGCCAACCGGGGCCCAAATTCCAGGGTCGAGCGCATTGCCGCATGTGATGTGGCTCAATAGATTGTGCCGCCGCGACAAGCAAACGCAACGAACCGCGACCGCTTGCGGATTCCCTCAATCTCTCCTCGCGTCGAACTCATCGACGTTTGCTGCTCTCGGGCAGCGCTTTTATTCTGGTGTCTCATGGCTCGCAAACCCAAAGCAGAGTCAGCGGATCGCACCGAGATTTGCAAAAACTGCAAGCACTCGCTGTTCCTTCGTGAGTCGATCGAATGTCGCCGCTATCCGCCGCAAGTGATCTACGAAGGCAGCACGGGCTTTGTTGAGCATCGTTTCCCAGAGACCTCGGCCGACTCTTTCTGTGGCGAGTTTGCGCCTATCCTGACCAGTTAAGCTGTTTATTTGGTCATATAAGACCTACTAAGGAATTTCTGTGGACACAAGCGACTTGCTGAAAGCCGTGAAGCTCCACGGGAGTGTCAATGCCGCCGCCAAGGCGATCGGGATGCCAGAGAGTACCCTGCGCGGTCGAATTCGCGGCGCAGTACCGATATCCGAGAATCAGCGTAAATTCCAGCCAGACTGGACATCGGAAGACTGTATCGCCGAGCTGCGTCGAATCGCGCAGATAGACGAAACCAAAGTTATAAGCCGGAATTACTTCCGTGTGCATTCGGACATATCCGAGTCCACATGGAATAGGCACTTCGGCACGTTCCACGAGTTCAAGCGTCAGGCAGGCATAGTCCTGTCGCGCCATGCACACGCGCTCGAGCGTGATATTGCGAAGCACGCCAGCAAGGATGTGCAGCGCCGTATGAACGTGGAGAAGTCGGGCTGGGAGGATGCATACCTGCGCCCCAGTTCGAAGCGCTTCCAGACGGTTCTGGTTGCGTCGGACATCCACGACATCGAGTGCGATCCGTTCTGGCGGCGCTGTTTCGTTGATACGGCCAAACGTGTGCAGCCTGAGAAAGTTGTCATCAACGGCGATGCGCTGGACCTGCCCGAGTTCGGCAAATACGGCGTCGATCCGCGGGAGTGGGATGTCATCGGCCGCATCAGATGGCTCCATGCTTTCCTCGAAGATGTCCGCACGGCTTGCCCTGAAACGGAAATCGTCTATATCGAAGGCAACCATGAGGCCAGATTGCTCCGCCATCTTGGTGAGGCAACTCCCGCGCTGAAGGTCATCCTCTCCGATCTGCACGGCTTCACGGTGCCGAAACTGCTGGGCCTTGACGCCTACCAGGTGAACTACATCGCCCGGATGGATCTGGCGGCGTTCAGTGAGCGCGACCTCAAGCAGGAACTGGCGAAGAACTACCACGTGATGTATGACTGTTTGCTCGCCCACCATTTTCCGGAGGGGCGTTCGTTAGGATACCCGGGGTTTAACGGGCACCATCATCGCTACTTCGCCTGGTCCGATTATTCGCCTCAGTTCGGCTCGTATCAGTGGCTGCAGTTGGGCGCAGGCCATCGCCGAGCGGCTAGTTACTGCGCCGGCGAGAAGTGGAACATGGGCTTTCTCCTCGCGCACGTCGACACGCATTCAAAGTCCGTGCAGATGGAATACATCGATGTCCGCGATCACTCGATGATCGGCGGCCGCTTCTATCAGCGTGCGGCTGAAGAGGCCTGACACCCTCCGCAAAGAATCATATTGGAGGGGTGGTGGGTGAGTGGGAAATAACCTGAGACTGAAATGACCGGAATCGTACAACCCCTGCGCTATGGCGACATTGGCGGCTCTACCCCAATGTATGCGATCCCTCGCGCCGGCGTAAGCATGAGTGGCACGGTAGGCACGACCAGCGCTGTGATCATTCCTGCCGGGACGTATCAGAACTCGGTCACCGTCCAGAACACGAGCGCCAATACGCTGAACCTCTCGTTCAATGCGAGTGCAGTAGCGACGGACTTCAAGCTGGCTGCGGGTGCATCAATCACGTTGCCGTTTGGGCCCAGCAATGCGCTGTCGGCGTTGGGGAGTGCGGCTGGGACTACCTGGGCGGCGATTGGGGCTTAAGGCTGTCGCATCGCTTCCGCAGCATTTGCCAAGCACTCCAGCGCGAACTGCTCGGGGTAGAACTGGCCCGCGTCCAGTTCGTACATCATGTCCTCTTGCGCCTCTAACTCCCTCTGACGTGCCTCGCGCTCTGGCGTCCATGGCGGTTCCGGTTCTGGAGGTTTTGGTCGCGCAGTCTTGCCGTGGCGCGCGTTGTACCCTTCGGCGATTGCCTGATACTGAGAGATCAGAACTTTTTCAAGTTCGTCGAGAGACGCGCCGCTCCAGGCCGAGGCGATAGGTATAAATTCAAAGGCGCTCTCTCCGTACTCACGAAGGTCCGCGTGAAGTTTGGTTTGATGCCCATTTTTCGCTTGCTGGATATGCATGCGCCAGCGAGTTGTCGGGTAGGTCAATCCAGTCTGTCCGATGTACACCTTGCCCGTTGGCTTGCAGGTGACCATATAGACCATCCCAAAGCGATGCCAATACTGGCGCGGTTTGCCTCGTGGCATGTCATTTCCTTATGAGTTGACCACAAGTCGGGCAGCGTTTGTGCTCGGTGCGCTCAGAAACGTGAAGCGCACGCGTAACAGTCGAAGGCGACAGGTCAAATTGCTTGGCTGCCGCGTAGGGAGTGGCGCCGGGGTTCTCCTGAAGCCATTGCAGGGCCTGCTGGGTCTTGCTCATGCCGAGATCGCCATCAGTTCGGCACGGAAAGCTGCGGCGCGCGTTGCATCCTGAGCGGCCAGCATCGCAGCCGATTCAGCATTCATACGCTGCCATGCAGCCTTGGCAACCAGATTGCGCGCTTCCTGATCGCTGATCTTGCTGATGCCATTGTGCGGAACAAACGAATACATCTGTGTGCCGCGCGCCATAACATACGAGTCAGGGGCTGAATCACCGGGCGTTGCGACCTTCGCAATGACGGTCAAACCCTTGATGAAGCCGACATTAACGGCTTGACCTACTTCCCATGCTTGCTTGCTGTTCTTGATCATTTTCGGCTCCGGTTGAGTTCGCTGCTGGTGTGATTAGAGTATGTGTTATGAGGTGGCAAATAGCAAGCACTATCTAATGGATGTTGCAGATGGCGTTGACAGACAAGCAGCGCCGCTTCGTAGACGAGTACCTGATTGACTTGAATGCCACGCAGGCGGCAATTCGAGCCGGGTACAAGGGCGATCCAAATACGGTCGGTCCCCGCTTGTTGGTAAATGTTGGTATTGCGAAAGCGATTCAGTCGGCGAAACGGGGTCGCTCCAAACGCACGCAGATCACCGCTGACAAGGTTCTCCAGCGCTGGTGGGATCTCGCCAACGTCGACGTCAATGACCTGGTTGAATACCGGCGAGACAACTGCCGACACTGCTGGGGCGTGAATTTCGCCTATCAGTGGACGGAAGCAGAATTCGAGGCTGCCGACAAAGAAGCGGCTGATAAGGGCGATCGCCCACCGACCGACGAAGGCGGATACGGATTCGTGACAATCCGCGAGCCCAATCCTGAATGCCCTGAATGCGGCGGCGAGGGTCGCGGCAAGATTCATGTTCACGACACGCGCCGACTGAAAGGCGCTGCCCGCGCTCTATACGCTGGCGTGCATCAGGGCAAGGATGGGCTCAAGGTTCTGCTTGAGGACCGCGGCAAGGCGCTCGAGAACGTCGCCCGTCACCTTGGCATGTTCAACGACAAGCGTGATGACGATGTTAAGGCGCTCGCCGCAGAAAAACTGCGTCTTGAGAATGACCGCCTGCGCAAGAGCCTCGATGAAGAGATCAAGGCGCTAGAGATCGAGAAGCGCAAAGCCGAACTGGCACTCGCCGAGAAAGGCGGCGGAAACTCAAACGCCAAACTATTGGCCGACCTGATAGCGAAACTCCCTTCATGAATACCGGCAATCTGATGCTGGACCGCCAGCTAGGGCGCTGGTATCCGCTCAAGGACCATCCGGTACAGCTCGCGCTGGTTGACGCTGTTTCGACGGGAATCCGGTTTCCACTGGTTCCGGCTGGGCGCCGTAGCGGAAAGACCGAGCGGTTCAAGCGCTTTGTCGTGAAGCAGGCTTATGCCTACCCTGGCATGTACTTCGCCGCCGCGCCAACGCATGCGCAGGCGAAGAAGATCTTCTGGGACGACCTGAAGGCATTCGCGCTTTGCTGCATGCACAGTCGCAGGCCGTCCGAGTCTGACCTGATCATCTATCTGGACAACGGCAGCGAGATCCATGTCATCGGTCTGGATAAACCGCAGCGCATTGAGGGCGTTCCATGGACTGGCGGCGGCATCGATGAGTTCGCCGACGTTAAGCCCGATGCATGGGAGGCAAACATTCTCCCGGCGCTGAACACGGTCAATCCGACCATGCCCGACTATCGGGCGTGGTGCTGGCTGCTGGGCGTGCCGGATGGTCTGAACCATTATTACGACCTGTGCATGCAGGCCGAGACCGGCGAAGACCCGAATTTCAAGGTATTCCACTGGAAGTCAGCGGAGATCCTGCCGATAGACGTCATCGACGCCATGAAGCGCGCGATGTCGGCGAAGCAATACAGACAGGAATTTGAAGCCTCGTTCGAGACAGCGACGGGCCGGATCTATGAGGATTACAGCAAGAGCAACCACACCTCAGAGCGAATCCAGCCGCACGAACAGTTGCTGTGGATGCATGACCAGAACTTTACGCCGCTGTCTTCTGCAATCGGAGTGCGCCGCGACAACGGGCTCTATCTGCTCGATGAGATCGTGCTGACCAGTGCGATATCGAAGCAATCGGCCATGGAGTTCGTCGAGAAGTTCGTCAATCACCAGAACCGCGAAGTCATTATCTACGGCGATCCGGCTGGCCGGGCTGGCGAGAAACACGGTCACGCGTCGGATTACACGGACATTGAAGGCGTGCTGAAGGCCCATAACTGGAAGTTCGTGCGCAAGGTCAAGCCTGCCGCTCCTGCAATCAAGGATCGGCAGAACGCCGTCCGCACGAAGATTTGCACCGCTGACGGCGTTCGAAGCCTGTTCGTCAATCCGACGACGGCCAAGTGGTGCGACAAGGGTCTTGCGACGGTCCAGTTGCAGGAAGGATCGACGTTTCAGGAAGACCAGAAGAACAAGTATCAGCACATTACGACGGCGATTGGGTATTGCGTCGACGTCGAATGGCCGAGCATCAAGGGCATCGCGTCACAGGCGGCCCACGTCCCTCACATGAACAGGTGATGCAATGAGTTTCGACATTGGCTGGGTACCTGAGGGTTGGGTGCGCGGCAATCCTCTCGGCATCATCAACAACGGGTTTCGCGGTGGGCCTCAGGCAGCGTTCTATTACAAGGTCCAGTCACTTATTGACGAGATCCCGGCGATAGGCGCAGTTCAATTCCACGAAAGCGAGTTTGACAAGGCGCGCGCGTGGTTTGAATGGTGGCATCAACCAATTGGCGAGGTCGCAGCATGAAAAAACCACACATCAATCGCTGGTGGCGCGATGACCTTTGGCATTGTCAAGTGAGCATTCATCATGGCTTGGGCCGCACTCTGCGCGAAGCCTTCGAATTGTGCATGCTAGCAAAGCAACGATGGAATGGAGCGGCCGAATGAGCAAAATCCACCTTAACCCGGCGCACAAGGGCGACCTTCACAAGGCGCTGGGCATTCCGCAGGACAAGCCGATCCCCGAAGCCAAGCTCGACGCAGCCAAAAGCTCGAGCAATGCGCATGTCCGGGAGATGGCAACCTTCGCAAAGAACGCACGCGGTTTCAAGCACGCCAAGTAACGGACCAAAATGTTTAAGACCCTGCAGAAGGATTTCCCGAAAGACAAGGATTTCCCTGAGCGGACATTCCGCCTGCAGACGCTCCAACGTGTGCTATGCGGAACGCTCTATGACGAGCTCAGGCACGCATTCGATGAGGAAGAGTCAGGCGACGGCACTTACATTCCGTTGCGCAAACGTCGCCCCAGTGTGCGCATGAACCTGTGCCGCACGGTGGTGAATGATTCGGTCTCACTGCTGTTCTCCGAGGGTCACTTTCCCGCGGTCGACCTGAAAGATCCCGACCAGAAGCAGACGATGGGGAAACTCATCAAGGAATGCGGGGTGAACGCGGTCATGATCGACGCAGCCACGAAAGGCAGTGTCGGCTCGGTTGCAGTCCTGTTTCGCGTGCTCAGTAATCGCGTCTTTTTCGACGTGATGGATACGGACTACCTGACGCCGGCCTGGAATCCGAAGGCACCTGACACGCTGCTGAAGGTCCGGGAACTGTACAAGGTCAAGGGATCGACGCTCGCTGATTCAGGCTACGCGATCAAGCCCGATGACCTGGGCGCGCAGTTCTGGTTCCAGCGCGAGTGGGACGATACCGACGAAACATGGTTCATCCCATGGAAGGTGTCGGAGCAGGCTGAAAAGAAACTGGCGGGTGTTGAGTTCAAGCCAGTGGTCGATGACGAGAAGACCGTCAATCACGCGCTCGGCTTCGTGCCTGTTGTGTGGATCCGGAATCTCCCTGGCGGGGATACGGCGGATGGCAAGCCGACGTTCTGCGACGAAGCGATCGATACGCAGATTGAAATCGACTATCAGCTGTCGCAGGATGGTCGCGGGCTGAAGTACACGTCCGATCCAACGCTGCTCATCAAGGAACCGGCGTTCGGCGAACAGGGGCCGACAACCAAGGGCGCTGCCAACGCGATCAAGGTCAGCGAGAACGGCGACGCCAAGTTGCTGGAGATCAACGGCACTGGTAGCGCTGCGGTGATCGAGTACATCAAGTACCTACGCGAAATCCAGCTCGAAACGCTGCACGGCAATCGCACCAGCCCGGAAAAAATGTCCTCGGCCCAGTCCGGCCGTGCCATGGAGCTGATGAACCAGGCGCTGGTATGGCTTGCCGATCGGCTCCGCATCAGTTACGGAGAAGGCGGGCTCCTGGAACTGCTGCGCATGATTGCGAAGGCGGCTGACAAGTTTGAGCTCGTCTTCAAGGATGGCGACAAGGTCGGCACGTTCGACATCAAGTCAGGAATCAGCCTGCGCTGGCCGGCATGGTACGCGCCGACGATGCAAGACATGCTGACGCGCGCCACCACGCTCTCAAAATTGTGCGATTCAGGTCTGCTGAGTCGTGAAACCGCGATCAAGATCCTGGCAGCGGAATACGACATCGAAGACGCCGCTGCCGAAAAACTGCTCGCAGATGCGGATATGAAGCAGCGCAACGAAGAAGCGCAGAAGAAAGTGCAGATCAACGAATAACCCGGCTTGATGCCGGAAATCAACCAGGCCGCTCGATGCGACCTTTTTCATTGGAGAGGCTCGATGCCGAACCTGTTGCGCCAAATGATGATGCAGGCCCGTTTGATGGAAGGCGAACCCGGAACTCCTGGTGGTGGTCCTGCTACGCCAGTTACACCGCCTGCTGCACCTGTCACGCCACCGGCCAAGACCGGCAATCCGCTGCTCGACCTTCCCATCGAGGAAGTGCCTGACCAGTGGCGTGAACACGCACGTGAACTGCGTCGTGAAAACGCAAGTCTCCGCGAGAAAACGAAGTCGATTGATGAAGCTGCGGCGCAGGCAAAAATCGATGAAGCGGTGCGCAAAGCCGTTGAAGCGCAAGAAACCAAGACGAAAGCGATCATCGACGCCGAGCGTGAGGCCTCACACCGCCGCATCATCAACTCCGAAGTTAAGGGCGCCGCCCTGTCGATCGGTCTCCAGGATGCTGATGCGATCAAGTTGATCGACATTTCAAGCCTGAAGGTAGACGAGAACGGCGAAGTGGCCGGCGTCACGGAACTGCTTGCCGCTTTCAAGACGGCCAAGCCGTACCTCTTCAAGGAAGCGCCTGCGCACAGCAGCAACCCGAATCCGCCTCCGCCTAAAGCGAAAGTGGAAACGTTCGATGCCCGCAAGGCTACGCCTGAAGAGCGCGCAGCCAAGGCGAAAGAACTCGGTATCTCCAACAGGGAACGCTAGATCCGGTATCTGGCCTCACCCGCTTTGATCTGAGCCCGCCGCGCGCGGGTTCTTTGCTTTATTGCCCGACAGCCCTGGTGGCGAGGGGAAAGACCCTTACCCAAACCATACAGGACTCACCATGGCATTGAATAACCTGCCGACCGCACTGCAAAGCGCGATTCAGCTCGGCTTCCTTGAACACCGCTTTGGCCTGCCGCTGAAGGCAAAACTGGGCTTCCGCTCCATTGCCGACCGCGAGCCGTTCACCGCCAACATCGGTGAAACGATCACCAAGACCCGTACCGGTCTGCTGCCGGTCATCACGACCCCGATGGCGCCGGCTGCCAACTCGGACTTCACGTCCGGACTCACGCCGCAAAACTACTCGCTCGAACAGTACATCCTAGGCATCGGCCAGTACGCGGGCAACATGCAACTGAACGTGGTGACGCAGCGCGTCGCTATCGCCGACTTCTTCCTGCGCAATGCCTACGCGCTGGGCGAACAGGCGTTCCGTTCGGTCGACGCACTGGCGCAGCAAACCCTGTTCAATGCGTACATGGGCGGCAACACCCGCGTGCGCGTTACGCTGGGTTCTACCGGCCCGACCATCTCGGTCGACGATATCCGCGGCTTCCAGACCACGCTGAACGCACAAGGTCAACCGGTCGCCGTATCGGGTTCGAACCCGGTCAACGTTGTGGTGGGCGCCGATACCTATTCGCTCACTGGCTTCGCGGCGGATGGCACGAACGTTTCGACCGCGCCTGGCGGTGTGTCGGGTACGCTGACGTTCTCGACCAACGTGACGGTCTCGGACGGCACCGCCGCCCAACCGGTCATTTCGGCCGTAGCACCTTATGTGGTTCGTCCGAGCACTTCGGCGGCCAACGTGATGGCCCAGACGACCGCAGCGATCTCGTCGGCCAATGACATCAACAACGGCAAGCTGACGATGTCGATGATCCTGAACGCCAAGGCTACGATGTCGGCCAACGGGGTCCCGGTTGCTAACGACAGCGGCATGTACAACCTGTACTGCGATCCGTTGCAGGCAACCGGTCTGTACAGCGACCCAGCGTTCCAGCAATTCTTCCGCGGTCAGGTGACGACCGAAGAATACCGTCAAGGTATCGTCGCGCAACTCCTGGGTGTTCGCATCCAGGAAACCAACATGAACCCGGTGCAGACGCTCTCGGGCGTCGGCGTGGTGCGTCGCGGCCTGCTGTGCGGCCAGGGTGCACTGGTCGAGGGCGAGTTCACGGCAGACGCATACAACGCGGCGATGGAATCCGACGACGGCGACATGATTGCCGTGGTTGACGGCATCGCGCACGTGACGCGTGAGCCGCTGGATGCGCTCAAGCAGGTTGTGACGCAAACCTGGTCGTACATCGGCGGCTTCGTTGTGCCGACCGACACGACGACGACCGCCGCAACGATCCCCACCGCATCAAGCGCTGCGCAAAAACGCTGCGTGATGCTCGAATCGTTGTAATCAGGCAAGGGGACCGGAGCAATTCCGGCTCCTTTTCAAGCCCCTGTCCCCTCGGGGGCTTCATAAAGGAGATTCACATGCCCAGACCAGCCAAGCAGGAAGTGCCGGAAACCATCGAACCCGCGGCGCCGCGATTCA